CCTGTATCCATTATAGGACGAGAAGAACTGTCAGTTGTTTGTTTTTCTACAATAATTTTCTGCGTAGCAGGTTCATCAGTAGATTCTACAACTACATTTTCTTCTTCTTCAGGTTCACCACCATTAGCTAAACCTTGTCTTTCATCTGCTTTAGCTTCAGCATCTTTCATCATTGACATTAAATTGTCACTTCCGATTTCTTCTACAGCTTTTGCAGTAAAGACAAATTCTCCATCAGATAACCTTGCAGGTATACTGTCAGAGACTCCTGAACCCGGACCTTCAACAGGACCAGACCCAGCAAATTCTTGTGCTACATCTATTACTTTATCAAATAACATTTGTAGCTCTTCATCTTGTTCTAATTTTGAAACAAGCATATCTTCTTCTTTTTCTGATAATGCTTCTTCCATAATAAATTTTGTATAGTTATCTTCCATGACATCATCTGATTCCATAGGTTTCATACTCATAACCATCATCATTTGGTCGTCCATAGAACCACCTTCTTCATAGCCCATTCTTTCAACTACTTCAGGTGCAACTTTTCTTAAAGCTTCTATACCCGGACCACCTTCTTTTAATCCTAGTCTATCTATTTCTTCAAGTATTTCTTCATTAGTCATGTTAGGTTTTGCTATATCAATGTCCATTCTATAAACATTAATTAAATTTTTAGCATCTTCTTTGGTATAACCACTAGCAACTAAAAAGTCTTGAACTTTTCCAACTTCTTCTCCATCATCTAACATTTTTATAGCATCATTCATTGACACAGCTCCTCTTTCTGCCATGTCAGTTGAATCATCTGCCATTGAACTTTTAGACATTTTTTTCTTTCTATTTTTTTCAGCTTCTTTAATAAACTTTTTAACTATTGAGCCTAAAGCATATGTTTGTCTATCATCAGATAACATACCACCAGTATTTAATTGTTCTAAAGGTTCAAAATCTCCTGATTCTTTTGGTAAAAATCTTTGTCTTTCTTTTATATTTTTTGCAGAAACTTTTATACCTACTTTATCTAAGTCATCTATTATATCATCTAAATTACTATCATATAACTTAGAATATTCAAAATAAGTTCTATCTAAATCTTTTATTTGTTCTGTAGACATTCCTTCTTTTTTAGCATTTTTCATAGCTTGGTCATAATTATCATTTAAGTTTCTATAATCTTGCAATAAATCATCCATTTCTTTTTCAAGTTTTTTAATTTCTTTAGTATTTTTATTTGGATTTTTTTTAAGAAACTTTTTAACTATTGAACCTAAACCATATTGTTGTCTATCATCAGATAACATACCTGCCATATTATTTCTCCTTTGCTCTTCCTATATTTAAAGCAAACCAATCAATAATTTTGTAAGCTTTACCTACTAAATT